GCGGCGAGCATTCTTTTGGCTTCAAACTCCCGACCACCACTATTGCTTAGTGCCAAGTACTCGATCGCCACCAGGGCACTCTCCCGCGTGACGCAATCGTCGTTTGCCTGCCGCATCACATCCCGGTCAGCCGCGTTGAGGGCGACATGGGCAGCGATGGCTGCGCGTCCAACGGCTAGGTCATACGCTTCGGAGCTGGTGAAGCTGTCGCGAAAAAACCCGCACGCCGCGTCGATAACTTGCTCATCTGTCAGTTCTTTCATGTCGCTCCCCGCGCAGCTTCATAAGCCGCATTGATTTCTGCCATCTTCTTCCTGAGCCTCGTGACCTGGCCCTTGTAGGCCGACAACTGCCTGTCTTTATGCTCGCTCTCGCTACGCCAGTACTTCGCCGACGACTCAGACCGATCCGCTTTGTCAATCAACTCGGTGTAGCGCAGCGCCATCTTTTCGACGGCGTCGGCGATGCGCTGGAGCGACCCGCAGTCGATTTCCGCGACCGTCGCGTTTTCGCACTGGGTGGTGTATTGCTTTTTCGATGCGTCGCGCAAATTGATGGGCATGTCATTCCTTTGTTGTCGGTCTGTCGTTGTCAAACGGGAGATATTCAGTCTCTCCGCCCAGTCGAACGTCTTCGTCCAATGCTTCTTCGCACTCGGGATGCATCCGACTGGTGAACCATGTGTCATCAACCGATTTCCAAGTGCTGTGCGATTCACCTTTTTCGATGAGTTGCCCGCACCAAGTGCATTGGTGCTGCTTAGCTGCGATGACGGTTTTAGGTTCGGTGCAGAACATCGTTGCTCTCAATTGGTGGCCCCGCTAACTGCAGCCGGTGCGCTCCCCCTGGAATCCCAAGGGGCCGACCATCCGCTGCGGGGCCGTAAGGGTTACTTGATGTCCAGTCGTTGCCCATGCACCAGCTTCGCGCCGGGCACGTTAAAACCGTCTTTCAGCGCCTTCCCGATCAACGTCTTATCAGGCGTGTAGGTGGCCGGCACTTCTCGCAGGTAGTCGGCTGGCAACTGCGCCTGGTCGAACACCTCCACTGACGCTGGGTTGTCGCGAATCGACAGCTTGAAGTGTGGACATTCGATCTTGCTGATGCCGGCGAATTTCATGTTCTCGAACACGTATTTCTTGAGCGCCTCGGTCCGGTTTTCCAGCGCCTTGCGCCGCGCCTCCATCTTTGCCTCGGCCTCCTTGATAGCTGCAGCGGTCGCCGCCAGGTTCTGGCAAAAATAGATGACGTTGACGACCTTCATCTCCAGCTCGCCGCCCATGCTTTCCAGCGTATCGGCGACGGTTTGCGGATCGAGGTCGAGGTCTTCCAGCTTTGCGGCGTCGTCGTGGTACTGACGGGCCAGTTCATAGAGTGCGGTCATGATTAATCCTTTGGCCATGCGGCCGTGAGTTTGTCTTGCGTCGGGCCATCGATCAGCGCCCAAATAGCATCAAGCCGGGCACGAGGCATGCCCGCGAGATAGATGGCCGCGCCTGCCGCATCGCCTGCTGACACGCCCGTGCACAAGCGCCGTGCAACAGCCTTGGGGCTGTCGTCAATAGCGCCGCTTGATGCGCGGGCTGCAACGTCGTGCGTTTGCGAATCGGCATCGTTGTCGCCCTCGGTGGGGATGGCGAACATTTGGAAAGCGGCATATTTGTAAGCCGCGCTCATGGCTTTGTTGGTGGCTTTATCGCCGCTATCCATGGCCTCGCCGAACGTGCGAATAGTGTGCTTCGACCCATCCTTGGCCGACACCACATCGAATTCAGCTTCGACCGTCACGTAAAACAGGTTGCCACCCGCCTTTGTCAGTCGGTCCTCACAGCTTCGCGCCAGCATCCGGGGCAGAATGCAAAGCCCCTGTTCGGCCAGCAGCGGGGCGATGGCGTTGTATACATCATCAATACCTCGGAATTTGTAGCCAGAGCCTTGCGTATTGGTCCGGTCTTTGGATATGCCGGTCTTTGCCAGTGCAGACTGCACGGCGTTGATTGCTTTGTAAACTTCCATTTCATTCTCCTTAAAACGGTGCAGGCGCCGTGGCCCAGCGATAGGCCAGCCATGCCGACTTAATGCGGCCAAAACCCATGCGGCGGCAACGCGAATACTCAAACCTGAATGTGCTCACGATCTACCTCCAATAATTCAGCGCCGCCACAGCCACGGCGACACACACAGCCAGCGCGGCGCACATACCAAACAAGACGCGCCTGTGGCCGGGCGTCAGAACCTCTTGCTCGACCTCTTCATGCTTCACGAACGGCGGCTTGAAGCTCTGCATCTTCCCGTTCGCCTCGCCCTCGTTGCGCGCAACCCACGCCCGATGCGTGCGCTCATAGGCGGCATTGACGTGCTGCGCTTCTTCTTCGCGGATCAGGCGCCAGTCGGCAGCGTCACCCAACAGGCGCTCGACGTTGGGGTGGTGGCTCATGCGGTTTCTCCCTGTGCTTTTGTGATGGCGGCCCGGCAGTGCTCCAGGCGGGCAGTCCAGACGATGCGGCCCTGCTCGTCGCCGGCGCTGATGATGTGCATCTTTGCGGTGACGACGTGCATGCCGCCTTGGACGATATGCCACGGTCCGGGAGTGTGTTTTGCGCTCACAGCCACCTCCAAATAGCGCCCAAGACGCTTTGCAACAGGGACATCGGCTGCGCCGTGCGCGGCTCCAGCAGGGCGGCCTGCACCAACTCATCGGTGCGTGTCATGGCCGGTGCGGGCGGGATGTAGGCGATGCCGATGCGCAGACCGGTCGCGGTAATAGCAAGTGAAGCAGTGCGCGGGCTCATCGGAGAACCTTTCTTGTCAAGGCATCACTTACCGTCCAACCTCGCGTCAGGCGCGCGAGAATCGTTCCATCGGCGATTCCTGTAAGCTCAGACCATTCGGAAACACACGCTTCTTTACCTTCGTGGGACAAGATACGCGCGACACTTCTGTTGCGTGTTTGTTCTTTTGGCGTCGCCCATCGGCAATTACCGGGCTCGTAACCCCCGCTCTGGTTGGGCCATCTGTCGATCGAAGTGCCGTTTGGTCGATCGCCCATATCTGCATAGAAATTCTCGAATGTGCGCCACCGCTCACAGACGGTGATGCCTTGTCCTCCCCATCGCGGGTAGTCCTTCGAACCTGTATCAAAACAACGAGTCATCATCGCCGCCCAACTGCGGTGCTCTGGTGTATGAGACATTCCGTGGCGACGATTCTTAAAGCCCTGCGCGCGGATAAGCTCTTTATTGAGGCATCCGCACGACTTCGTCTTTCCACTTTTGAGGTTGCACCCACGAACGAAACTCGGTGCGCCGCAGTCGCATATACACCTCCATAAGCTTCCGCTTGTGTTGCTGGGCAATCGCTCAACAACCATCAATCGGCCAAATCGTTCGCCAGTCAATTGCAATGCAAGTGTCATATTCAAATCTCCATTGCTTTGCGCACGATGCCGGCGCGCGTGACGTGGGTGCGGCAGTTGAGGGGGGTGGACATGGTGCTCATGCCGATGCCTCTTCACGCAGCGCCGCCTGAACAGCCTCAATGATTCGAATTAGGTACGCCTCTTCGTGCTTTTTCAGGCGCTGGCCCCATGCGAGGCTGTCCGCGAGATAACCAGGGTCGCAGTCGATGAAGAACTGGCCAATGGTGCGCCCGCTCATGGAACCCCAATATGCCGCGCAGGCCCACGCCCTTGAGAAGCAACTGATGGTGATTCGCCCCTGGCCCGGCGCGATGTCGTCGATGTGAACGCGAATCGGGTCCAGATTCGGTGCATCAAAGATGTCGATCTGCGTGACGGTCTTTTTCTGAATGTTCATGACTCCCTCGCTTTCAGCATGGAATCGGCCTGCTGGTATGCCCAGTTGGCACGCTCTTCAAATGAAAATCCATCGGCGCCAACCGGATTCGTTGCTGCAGCTTGCATCGCCTTCGCCGCGAAGTAATCGCGCAGGGAGAGCCCTTGAGTTCCATGGGCCACCCACTCCCCGCGCTTGCTGCTCCACAAGTCCGCTGATGGAAAAGCCGGGCCGCCCGTGTTTTGCGCGCTCATACCGTCACCGCCGATTCGATGCAAAGCAGCTTCGACAGATCGTCTTCCAGCTCCATCATCCTTTTCGCAAACGCCGCCTTGAGTTCCTGCTGCTGTTTTTTGATTGCTGCGACCTGGCTGGGAATCGGGTCGTAGTCATCAGGGATGGTGTAAGCGAACTTTGCGGGACCGACCAGCGACATGAACTTGTCGGCCATGGAATCGCTGCTGTACAGCGAGTACGATTTCTCACTTCCGAAGTAGCTGGTTTCGTAGACAAAACCCTCAATCGTCACTTGCTTGCTCATCTCACGCTCCCCGCGCAACTGCTGCGTTGCGCATGTCTTGCTGATAGTCGGCGGATAGCAGATAAGCGCGCTCTGCACCCTCTGCCGCTTCTGAATCAATGATGTTTTCCAGACTGCTGATCGTCTCCACCAGCAACTGGCCCGCTGGCGTGTTCTCGCCGAGCTGCGATGCTCCTTGCCGCAAGATCAGCAGCATGTCGATGTCGCCGAAGCCCGGTGTTTGGCGCATCGAGTTGATCGCGTCCTGTGCAGTTTTCATTGCTGTTCTGCTTGCGCTTTGGCGATAGCAGCGCGGGCGGTGGGCCCGGACAGCGGGATGCGCCGGAAGGCCTGTACATAGCCCGCCTTTCCGACGACGTGCGTATTAACCGTGGTCGGCTGACCGTCATCACCAAACCAGACTGTGTAATCTCGGCTGCCCACCCGAACACATCGTTCCGTTGCCATTGCTGTTCTCCTGTTGCTGTTGCACACAAAGCGATGAATGAAGCGAGCCGGACGCTACCCCGGCGATGTGTTCAGAGTCCCCGTGGGGAGCATCCAAGGCCACCTACCTACCTTGCCAATCTGGGAGCCGTATTTATCGAGCCCAGCCTCTAGCGTTTCATCGATTTCCAACGCCGCCGCTTCATTCATCGCTCTTCACTCGCCCCGCCAGCTGCAGCTCACTGAGCCTGACCCTGCCATTGCGTCCTGTTCGGCTTCGGCCCCGTATCGCCGGGCCTTGGGTTTGTCGCTGGTTTGGTGCGAGTGAATTGAATTATCGGCATTCCGTTATCCCTTGTCAACGGCAATCCGTTATTTTTATAAAATAAATTCGCAAACAAGGGAAATCCCTTAGCAGATGGCGTAAAAAAACCCGCTCGGGGCGGGCCTATTGGGGCGACGGGCGCTAGAACCGGGTTTCGATGGCGTTCATCTCTTTCGCAACCTGCCCCAGTTCATCCGACAAGCTGAGCACCATGCCCCGCGCAAAGGTTGGATTGACCAGGCAGTGGCCGGCAATCGTGGTGATGTAGCGCGATTTCCTCATGGTGGCCGCAACGGCAATGCCGGTGATGCTGCCCGTGCGTGCGTTCTCCAGCATCAGCTCAAGCACCTCGACAACATCCTTCGACACACTGCCGCGCATCAAACGAAAGGTCATGATTTCCCCGCTCTTTTTGCCTCGATATGTTTTTGCGTACGCGCTAGCTTTTTAGCCGCCACGGTCGCGCGCAATTTACGGTCTTGTTCCGATGTTGCCGTGATGGGTATTTCTGGCGTCGTGTCGGCAGCCTCTGTAACTCGGGCGCCGGATGCCGCCTCTAGCATGGCAGCGATCTCTGCGTGGCCCTCGGGGCTTTCCGCTAAGCTTGCCAGCAGGAGGCCAGCGCGGTGCCGGGTGCTCGCCGGCATCCTGAGTAATTTATCGCTCAGCGCCTCAAGGATCTGTCCCAGTGTGGGCGCTGTGAGGTTGGTCGGCGCCGGCGCATTTTGGGCTTCCGGGGGCGCCGTCTCTTCGGCAGTCATTGATCCCTCGCCGGTCGCCAGCCAGAGCGCATTAACCCCATATTTACTGGCATAGACGGGCGTATCGGAGGAGCCGTGCCCCGTGCGCTCTGCCGTGGAGATCGTGCTCTGCCGTATGCCCGTCAGCTTCTGGGCCTCCATCTGTTTCAGGCCCGCGTACAGCCGTGCGGCCCTAAGTCTTTTTCCGTATTCAGTCGCCATGTTTTTATCCTGACTGAATTTGTTATCAGAAACCCGTTTACAACGTAACGGAAAGCCGTTAAGATGCGGCTTATGGACTGGAAAAAACTCATTGCTGACCTGAAAATCGCCGGGTTCAGCCAAGAGCAAATAGCTCAAGCGTGCGGGTGTGGGCAGACCACGATCTCTGAGCTGATGACGGGGAAAACCAAAAACCCCGGTTACTCGGTCGGCGAGGCGATCAAGTCGTTTCACAGGAAGAACGCGCACAAGATCAGGGCGGCCGCATAAATGGCCGCCGAAAAAATTGAGATTCGTTTCATGGTGCCGACCGAGCTCGCCGCCGCACTCGACGCGATTGCCATGGCTGACAGCATGGAGCGCAATCAGCTTGCCATCAAGTGGTTGTTTGCCGGGGTGCGTGAGTACTTGCATAAGTCAAGCATGGTGCATCGCTCGCTGCGCGGCAATCCATTGCTCGCGGAAGCCGATGGAAAACCTTCGGAACTGGGCGCGCTGTAAGGCGTTGATGCTATGAAAAAAGACAAGATCACCGCCGCCAAGCTCGAAATGAAGCAGGTATTCCGCAAAGACGCGCGCGTGATCTTCGACGTGCCGACCATCCGGCACTGCAACGCGATCCAGCGCACTCTCTACACCGGCAACCGCATGGCATCGGCGCGCGGGGAAGCGGCTGAGCAGGTGCAGTCGATTGCGTCCATTGGGATTGGCTGCCGATGAAATCCATCGCCGGCACGCTGGCCGCGCCTTTCCCGTACTTTGGCGGCAAGTCGAACGCCTGCGAGACGGTATGGTCCGCGTTTGGCACCGTTGACAACTATGTCGATCGACGGTGCAGTGGGCAATCGCAGTCTTTCGGATGGCGCCCCGTCCGCTTCGTGGCGCTTTTTGTGGACCACGTTTTTTCTTGCCGCGCTCGCGTTAGAGCCGCGATGCACTTCTCTTGGAATGCTATGCGGTGTATCGCGAGATGGTCGGCTTTGCTTAGTAGCTCCAAGTTGTCGGGAGCGTCATTCAGTTTGTTCTCGTCGCGGTGGTGCACACCGAATCCGGTCGGGAGCGGCCCATTCGCCTCCTCCCACACAACCTGCGCCCGCAGCTTCCATTTATTCGGCTCGGCGATCTTTACCCATGCGCGCTGCTCGTTGCCGCGCTTGTGCCGCGTGCGGACTACAACTGACCCGATGGGTAGGCGATTCGCGGCCGGCGTGCCCGCGATGAATTGTCCTTGTGCGTTTTTCATAGGGGCATTCTAAATGAAAACTACACCCATGGCAACACCTGGACTTGTAGCGCCGTTTCCGTGGTTTGGCGGAAAGTCGCGGGCCGTGGCAACGGTTTGGTCTGCTTTTGGTGAAGTGGACTGTTATGTCGAGCCATTTTGCGGTAGCGCCGCGATGCTGCTGGGGGCGCCCGATGGCAAGCGCGTCAGCACGATCAACGACGCTGACGGTTTTGTCGCTAATTTCTGGCGTGCCATTGCGCACGATCCCGAGGCGATGGCGCACCACGCGGACTGGCCCTGCAACGAAGTTGACCTGTTCGCGCGCCATTCGTGGCTCATGCGCCAAGCCGTCGACCTGACCGACAAGCTGCACGCCGACCCGGACTATTACGACGCGAAGATCGCCGGCTGGTGGTGCTGGGGTGCGTGTAACTGGATCGGTTCGGGGTGGTGCAGCGGCACTGGTCCGTGGATTCACGATGGCGAAAAGATTGTGGATTCCCGCCAGCTCCCGCACCTGTCAGCGGGGCAGGGCATCAACCGCCAGCTCCCGCACCTGGGCGATGCGGGGCAGGGCATCAACCGCCAGCTCCCGCACCTGGGCGATGCGGGGCAGGGCGACGAACACCCACGCACTACCTACATCCTCGAATGGTTCGGGTTATTGCATGACCGATTGCGCGAGGTGCGCGTCACCTGCGGCGACTGGAGCCGGGTCGTCAAGGGTTCTGTGACCACGCGACACGGCCTGACCGCAATTTTTCTTGACCCGCCCTACACCAAGGGCGCGATGGACTACGCAGCCGGAGGCGTTGGCACGGACCTGCCGCTGCAGGTGCAGTCCTGGTGCGCGGCCAATGGTGACAACCCGAAGCTGCGCATCGTGCTTTGCGGACACGCGGGAGAGCATGACGCGCTGCTGGCGCATGGCTGGTTTACCACTGAATGGACCGCGCGCAAAGGCTACGCAGTCACCGACGAAGCCGTCGAAAACAGCGCCTCCGAAACGCTGTGGTGCAGCCCGAATTGCATTCGTTCCGATGCGGGAAACCGTGATCTTTTTGAGGAGGCCGCATGAACCCGCAACTCGCCATCGACTTCACCCCCGCGCCAGCCCCATACCAGCGCCACTCCCGCACCAGTGCAGCCGCTGCCGCGCGCGTCGAGCCCACCACAGGCACCAAGCGCGCCCTGGTGCTGGCGTTTCTGCGCGGGCGTGGCACGGCCGGCGCGACGGATGAGGAAATGCAGCAGCAGATCCCCATGAGCGCGAACACCCAGCGGCCGCGCCGAGTGGAGCTCGTAACCGGGCACCTGATCTGCAACAGCGGGCGCGAGCGCGACACGGCTGGCGGGGATGCGGCGGTGGTGTGGGTGGCGGTTGAGCATGGGAGGTCGGAGCTGTGACGGATATCGCCCAACTGATCGACGAGCGCCGTGCGCTGGCCGCGCAACTGGCCGGCAAAGATATGGAGATTGCGATGGCGCTGGGCGAGCGTGCTTCCGCCTACCGGGCCATGCGCGAGATGAATGCGCAGACGGTGGCGCGCCAAGCTGCGCGTGAAGCGAGTTGCTATTTCGTCGAACAAGGCGATGCCGATCGCGCAAAGATCGAGGCGGTGCATGCCTAATCGAATTTTGCGTGAAGGCATTTTGACAAGCCCAAGAATGGCAAAACTGGGCTGGCCCGAGGAAGTCTTTTACCGACGCCTCATGTCGGTCGTTGATGACTTCGGGCGTTACTACGCGGATCACGGGCTACTTCATGCGGCCTGCTACCCACGCCAGTTAAACAAGGTTTCCGACGCGGACATTGGGAAGTTTTTACGCGCATGCGTGGATTCGGCCCTTGTAAGTGTGTACCCGGCCACGGACGGGGAGAGCTACCTTCAATTGCTGGACTTTGGGCAGCAGGTGCGTGCAAAGAAAAGCAAATTCCCGGACCCGCCTAGCGTTTGCGCAGCAGATGCGCAGCAGTCGCAATCAAATGCTCACTTAGACGTATCCGTATCCGTAGACGATAAGGTCGGCAAGCCGCCCGCTTTTGTTCTTCCGGATTGGATACCCGAGGATACGTGGTCGGCGTATTGCAAAGTCCGGGTGGGGAAAAAGGCAAAGAACGAGCCGCATGCGCTGGGTCTGATCGTCGGGGACTTGGAGAAATTCAGGGCCATGGGACATGACCCGGTGCAGGTGCTAAACAACTCGATAAAAAGCGGATGGGCCGGCGTGTTCGAGCCGAAGGGAAAGCCGGCCACGACGCCCCAGCAATCGGAATCGTTCGTATGACCGGCCACGAGCCCATCATTGCCATGCGCCAGGACGGCAACGCGCCGCGCTACGTGTGGGTCACGCGCAACGACGATCTGCCGCACATCGCCACAGTGCACATTGCGCCCAGCGATGTACCGGAGTTGCTTGACCTGCGTTTCCTGGTGGGCCTTACCGCGCTTGTTGAGGGGCCAGACGACGACCCGATGGTGCCACGGCTGGCCGCTGCTTGCGCCAAAGTCGCGCGCCGCACCGTGTGCTCAGTGGGCCATTATCTGGCGCCCTACGGCTACGAAACAACCCGAATCACCGACACCGAAGGAATCATGCAATGGCAGAGCTGATCACAGATGACATGATTGATTTCAATGTCTACATGCGCGAAACCGATGCACAGCAAAAGGTCAAACCTGCTTCGATGTACGTTCAGGAACTGATTGACCGCATCAAGTCTCCGATCAAACAAAAACGCGCGGTGATGCCGTGGCGCAAGACGCACGCGCTGGTGCAGTTCCGACCCGGCGAGGTGACGGTTTGGGGTGGCGCGAACGGTGGCGGAAAGAGCCTTGTTACCGGACAGATTGCATTGAGCCTGTGCAGCCAGGGCGAGAAGGTTTGCATTGCCAGCTTTGAAATGAAGCCCATGAAAACGCTGGAGCGTATGGGCCGCCAGTGGTCAACCTTCAATGTTTCAGACCCCGCGTTTTACGGCGATGAGCGTGCGAAGTCCCAGTTCGTCGACCTGTACGAACAATTCCGCGACTGGACCGATGGCAAGCTGTGGCTGTACGACCAGCAAGGCACCGTCACAACGTCTCAGGTCTGCGCCGTGGTGCGCTATTGCGCGAAGGAAAAAGGCATCACGCATTTTTTCATCGACAGCCTCATGAAGTGCGTCGGTGCGGAGGACGATTACAACGGCCAGAAGATGTTTGTGGACGAGCTGACCGCCATCGCGCGCGATCACAACATCCATATTCATCTGGTGCACCACATCCGCAAGCCCACAGACGAGAGCCACAAGCCGACCAAATACGACTACAAGGGCACAGGCGCGATTACCGATCAAGTGGACAACGTCATCAGCGTGTGGCGCAACAAAGCCAAAGAGCGCAAGCGTGAAGCGAATGCCATGCTTTCCGACACCGAGCCCGACGCTCTCTTGATCTGCGACAAACAAAGAAACGGTGAATGGGAGGGCAACATCGGGCTTTGGTTCGATCCTGGAAGCTTGCAATACCTGGGTGTTTGTGGCGATGAGCCGCTGTCTCTATACATCCATCCGGAGGAGGCATGACCACCGACATCCGCCTGTCCGACCTCCTTGCGCGCACAGTGGAAGAGGGCGACTGCCTCGTGTGGACCGGCTATGCGCAGCACCGCAAGTACCCGCAGTGGCGCATCAAAAACATCAACCGCCCGGCGCGCCGCATTGTGTACGAGGCGGTGCATGGGCCTCTGCGTCCTGGTCTGCAGGTGGGCATCAACTGCGAATGTGAGTTGTGCGTGCATCCGGACCACCTGGTCGCGCGGCCCAAGAAGCTGGCCATGCGCAAGGTCAAGATGACGCGCTCGAAGCGGCTGAACATCGCCAACGCACGCCGGGCGAACTCAAAGCTGACCATCGACATCGTGCGCGAGATTCGCGCCAGTGCGGAGCCGGGGAACGTCATCGAACTGCGGCTCGGGCTGCAGAAGGGTTATGCCTCGCGCATCCGGCTGGGAAAAGTGTGGGCGGACCATTCGAGTCCGTTTGCGGGGCTGGGCCGGAGGGTGGCGGTGTGAGATTCTTGTCCGTTTGTTCAGGCATCGAAGCGGCCAGCGTGGCATTTACGCCTCTCGGTTGGAAAGCCGTCGCCTTCTCTGAAATCGAGCCCTTCCCGTGCGCGCTGCTGGCGCACCATTACCCAGACACGCCCAACTGGGGCGACATGACCAAATTCAAGGACTGGACCGATGAACCAATTGACCTTCTTTGCGGAGGAACTCCCTGCCAATCCTTCAGTGTCGCGGGACTCAGAAAAGGACTGGCTGACCCGCGTGGCAACCTCATGCTTACCTTTGGTGCCATTGCTGCAAAGTATCGGCCCCAATGGCTGGTTTGGGAGAACGTCCCCGGCGTTCTGTCATCAAACGGAGGAAGGGACTTTGGCGCCTTCCTCGGGATGCTGGGCCAACTCGGGTATGGGTTCGCCTACCGCGTTCTCGACGCTCAGCACTTTGGAGTTCCCCAGCGACGCCGCCGTGTGTTCGTTGTCGGATGTCTTGGAGACTGGCGCAGTGCCGCAGCGGTACTTTTTGAGCGCCACAGCCTGTCGGGGCATCCTGCGCCGCGCCGACAAGCGGGGCAAAGGCCTACCGGCACCCTTAGCGCTCGCACTGAGGGCGGTGGCGGACTCGGAACCGACTTTGAATGCAGCGGCGGAGTAGTTCAAGTTAGCCCAACATTGCGCGCGGGCGGCAACAAGACCGGCGGCGACCGGCCACCAGGCACGGATGTTGATACCTGCGAAACCTTGATTCCTGTGCGAACTTTATGCGCCGCCACGGGTCAAGCCGGTGCCGAAATCGGTGCCGACATGGCGCCGACGCTGAACTGCAACCACGAAGCGCCGTACATCGCGCACAGCCTGCGCGGAGAAGGCTTCGACGCCAGCGAGGATGGCACGGGGCGCGGCACGCCGCTGGTGTCGGTCACAGTGCCAACACTGGTCAGTAATGGCGATGCTCACAGTGGGTTTCGTGACAAGCACGGACTGATTGCCTTCGACACGACGCAGATCACCAGTGCGGCTAACTACAGCAGCCCCAAAGCGGGCGACCCCTGCCACCCGCTGGCGGCGCTGGCGCATGTTCCGGCAATTGCATCCATCGTCGCGCAGACGCTTACAGCCAACGGAGGCCAGGGTGGCAGACAAGACAAACAACCTATGACGGTCGTTGGTCAACAGGTGCGCCGCCTGACGCCAGAAGAATGCGAGGCGCTTCAAGGATTCCCGCGCGGGTATACCGCCATCCCGCACCGTGGCAAACCAGCCGCAGACGGACCCCGTTACAAGGCGCTCGGCAATAGCTGGGCGGCTCCTTGCGCGGCGTGGATTGGCAAACGAATTCAAGCTGTAGCCCTTATCGGGTCTACGCAAGAAGCTATTGAAAACGCAGCGGAAGAGGTGGCCGTATGACCTGCACCGACTGCACCGCAACCCGAGAGGCGCCCGCCTGGCCGATGCACAACCCGGCCTGCATCTATTGCGGCGGCCGCCTGATTCAGAAGATCGGCACGTACCAGATCCCGCAAAGCGAGGCCACCACACGCCGGCGTGCCGTGCTGGCGGATTGGGTAGCTGCCGGGCACGACGAAAAGCAGATTCGGGCGCTGTGCAAAGGCCCTCTGGCCGTGGAACCAATCGAGAAAGCGAAGGTGGAAGTGTGAAGTTCATCCGCAAAACGCTCGCCGGCATCGGCAGCGCCATCATTTGGGTGCTCGACATGATCGCCACTGTACTGGTGGGCATCCTGTTTTTCATTACGTTTGTCGGCGTGCAGGTGGCATCTTGGACGGGGAGTAAGTCGTGAGCAAGTACGGCGCAGTCAAAACAACCGTGGACGGCATCGTTTTCGACTCGAAAGCCGAGGCGCGCAGGTACGGCGAGCTGCTGATTCTGGAGCGGGCCGGGTATATCGCCGGCCTGCACCGTCAGCCCGTCTATGTGCTCGCGCCGGCAGTAGTAATCGGCGGCCGCAGGAAGCCAGCGCTTCGCTACAAGCCCGATTTTTGCTATGTTGATGCAAAGACTGGCGCGACGGTGCTGGAGGATGTGAAGGGCGTCATCACCCCACTGTTTCGCGTGAAACAGCACCTTATGGCGACCGTGCACGGTATTGAAGTGGTGGTGGTCGCATGAAGACATACGTTGCGGGGCCGATGAGTGGCTTGCCAGATTTCAATTTTCCAGCCTTCCACGCCGAAGCCGCTCGTTTGCGCGCCTGCGGCGATACGGTCCTGAATCCTGCTGAAAACGCCGAGCCGCCCTGCAAGTCATGGGAGGGTTACATGCGCATGGCGATTGCACAGGTGGTTCAGTGCGATGCGGTTTTCATGCTGTCTGGCTGGGAGGATTCCCGCGGCGCGCGGCTTGAACACCGGATCGCGAAAGAACTGGGGCTGACGATTGCTTATCAGCGGGCGCCGGTATGAGCGAACGCCTCACATTCGCCCTTTGGAATGCACAGCAGGGTTTTGAGCAACTCAACAAGGCGTGGCACCACGCGAAGGCGCACCTGATCGCGGGCCGGCGCATGACGCTGGAGCTGCGCGAGGAAAAGCGCAGCAATGCGCAAAACCGGCGTCTGTGGGCGATGCTGGCAGACATCAGCCAGCAAGTGGACTGGTACGGCAAGAAGCTCGCGCCAGAGGATTGGAAGCACGTTTTTACCGCGAGCCTGAAGAAACTTGATGTCGTTCCCAATCTTGACGGAACAGGGTTTGTCGCGCTCGGCATGCATACCAGCCGCATGACCAAAGCGGAAATGAGCGATATGCAAACGCTCATGGAAGCCTTCGGCGCAGAGAAGGGCGTGCAGTTTCGCGCGGCTGAGGAGTGCGCATGAGCACCATCGCCGAAAAGCAGTGGATGGGCCGCGTTGCCGCTTTGGGGTGCTACCTGTGCCAACACCTCGGCTACGGCGCCACGCCGGCCCAGGTTCACCACTTACGCGAGGGACAAGGCATGTCGCAGCGTGCCAGTAACTGGCTGGTGGCGCCGCTCTGCGACAAGCACCACGCGAACAGCAGCCCGGACGGTATCCACGGCCAGCGCCGCGCGTGGAAGTTGGCCCACGTTGATGAAATGGACGCCCTGGCATGGGTGATCGAAAGGCTCTCAAAGTGAAAGACAGCGCAACAATCTGGAAGCACGTCCTGCATGAAGGCATCTGCGCGACCGATGAAGTCGCCAGGGCCCTATGCATGCCGCAACCCATGGTCATGAAATCCCTGAACCAGCTTGCTAAATACGGCAGCCTCAAGCGCTACGAGCGCGAGGAAGGCAGTGATTTCATGCGCTACGGCGTGACCAAGGAATGCAAGGTGCCGCAGGGTGTGACGGTGCGGGAGGTGCTCGAATGACCAAACCCACAGGCAAACCCAAGGGTCGCCCCATCGGCGAGAAAACGAAATCGGTATGCGCGGCGCTGGATGGCCGTCCGGGGACCGCGCGCCAGGTCAAGGATCGCGCCGGCCTGACCAGCAAGGAAGCCCAAAAGGTGCTCGCCCAGGGTGCCGTCATGGGCCTCTTCGAGCGCGATAAAAGTCACTCGCCACAGGTCTGGTCGGTGATCGAGGACTGGCGCGAGGCCATTGGGCAGCGCAAGCTCGCCCCGGTGCCGCGCTATGAGGGGCCGCGTCAGACGCCATTTACGGGCGACCGGCTGGCGCTGCAGCGGGTATGGGGCTCTGTGGTCGGTCAATCTTTATAAAAAGGGGAATGCATGGTGCGCGACGAAACCGACAATCTGCTGGATGACCTGATTTCATCGTGGTATCGCTGGGCCAAAGACTGGACTGGCGTGGCTCAGCACGGCGCCTGCGCGATGTTTGCAGGCGTCAAGAACTCGCGCCAGTGGGACAGCGAAAACGACGTTGTCGATAGCACATTGCACAACGAGACCATGAAAGCAGTCGATTTCCATTTATCTGAGCTGCCCCCGGTGTATCGAACCGCGATCCAGCTGCAGGCGCGTAATTTGGCCTGCGGCGTGAACGTGTGGACAAGCCCGCGCCTGCCGACTGACCCGTTCGAGCGCACCACGATTTTGATCGAGGCCAGGACGACCCTGCTGCGCCGGCTGATTGGGGCTGGCGTGTGCTGAATAGTTGATTACTGTAAGAATTCACAGTAAAATATGCGCAGCGTTCACAGCTTGCAGGCCGTGAACGCCACTTCCCAAACCATCGTCAAAGGAACGAGCGGCATGAGCACTTCTGATTCTACACATCAAAACTCAGTTAAATCTATTTCTTCATATAGGAAATATCAGTCTCACAGGAGTAACGCGAAACGACGCGGCATTGAATTCGACTTGACATACGACGAATGGCTGGAAATTTGGGGCCAGAAATTAGAAGATCGAGGCCGACTGTCCGGGCAATACGGCATGCTGAGAACACGCGACGAAGGCGGTTATACGGTGGGAAACGTCAGAATTGGGACACCCAAGGAAAACCAGCAGGAAGCAGCCGTGGCCAAGAAAGTAAAAAGCGCCCAGACCAGGAAACCATTTGCGGATTTCTGTCCAAGGCCACCAACTGAGACCGCATGGATGTGGCGAAAGAATGTTTTTGCGGAATATTCTGAAGATGAGGAATAAAACGCTTGACATTAGGTTGGATATCGTTTCGAATACGTGTGTGGGCGCGAGCGTGGGTGAGTGAATCGCACGTAACTGCCTCCAGAATTTCCCAAGCCACCCTAGCGGTGGCTTTTTCGTATCCGGCAGCAATGCCGCGTGGCACGGCACAGCGCCATAAGCTGGCCACATTTTCGCCTCGCTGAGATCATTCCAGTGAGGTCTTTTTGTTTGTGTCGGTAGCTCAACTGGCAGAGCAGCGGCCTCCAAAGCCGCGGGTTGAAGGTGCGACTCCTTCCCGGCCCGCCCATTTCAGTCGCCCCGAAGACGCATCACACGCACACGTCACAACGACCCGAGGTGCTGATCTTCGCGGGCGGCGAATCTCTCGCCACCTCTACCCAGCAGTTGCCATCCTGCCCGACAGGGCGCGGCACAGGTGTATGTGGCAAAGGCAGCGCTGGCCAGTGCCGTCGTAACGCCAGCAGTCCCAGCACGAGCAAAGGCGCAATCCGCTGTCTCCCGACCAATTGCGCGCGGGGCTGGGCATCTTTCACCAAGGATCATCATGAGCATTGCAGACATCAAGGGCTATATCGAGGGCCACCTGGCCAGCGCAGGAGACGACTTGAAGCAGAAATTCGCCGAGGTGGTCGCCTTCGTGGAGGGCAAGGAAACCGAGGCTGCGACTGTGGCTGCCGAAGTCGCCGATCTGACCGCGCGCGGGTACACCGTGACGGCGCCGGCCGACCAACCTGCTGCCTAAATCATGAGCCTACTGACGTTTTGGGCGATTCTGCTGGGCGTCATGTGGTTGTGCTGGTATGGGGCGTAAGTCCAAGCTGACCGAGAGCCAGTGGGCGGACATTGAAAAGCGGCTGCTCGAAGGCGAGGCATCCAGGGCGCTCGCCAAAGAGTTTGGCGTCTCTGAGGGGCTTATCCGCAAGCGCAAAGGTACGCGGGTCAAGCAGATAAAAGCCGTTGGGAATCAAATAGTTACGGCAGAGCTTGCTTATCGGGCGCTCGATTCTGGTACGCGGGAAGGTACGCAGCGGTACGCAGCCAAGCTCCTTGCGATCAGCGATGACATGCTGGACGGCGCAGCCCATGCGGCTTCGACGTTCCGACAACTCAGCGCCATCGCGAGCACGGAAATGCAAAAGGTCGATGTCGTGGACCCGCACCTGTCGCTGGACACGCTCAAGAACGTTTCCGCTTTGACCTCGATGGCGAACGAGGCCGCCAAGACGCCGATCAACCTGATCGCAGCCAACAAAGAGGCGGTGCGGGATATGGCGCAAGTCGATAACCCGGCCGCCAAGACCATCACATGGGACGAGTTTTATGGAAAGCCGCCCAAGTCTAAACAACGGGGTTCTGGAGTCGTTTTGGAGAACACCGGCACGCAATAGGGTGTTGTACGGTGGCCGCAGCTCGGGCAAGTCCTGGGCCACGGCTGAGGCGGCGATTGTGCTGGCGCAGTGCATGAAGCTGCGGTTTCTGTGCACTCGGCAGTTCCAGAACAAGATCGAGGAATCGGTCTACACGCTGCTCAAGATCCAGATCGAGAGGTTCGGCTGGCAGGCCAAATTCAAGATCACGGACAACAAGATCGTCTGTCTGACGACTGGCAGCGAGTTCGTGTTCTATGGCCTGTGGCGCGCCATTGACGAAATCAAGTCTCTCGAATCCATCGATGTGCACTGGGCCGAAGAGGCCCACCTGATGACCGAATCCCAGTGGTTGGTCATTGACCCGACTCTGAGAAAAGAGGGCTCACAGCACTGGATTGTTTTCAATCCTCGCCTGTCAACCGATTTCATTTACAAGCGGTTCGTCACCAGCCCGCCGCCCGACACCATCGTCAGGAAGCTGAACTACACGGAAAACCCGTTTCTCAGCGACACGATCAAAAAGGTGATCGAAGCTGCAAAAGCCGAGGATTACGACGAATACGCGCACATCTACCTGGGCGAGCCCCGCCAGGACGACGATGCGGTCATCATCAAGCGCTCGTGGATTCTGGCGGCGATTGACGCGCATGTGAAGCTTGGCTTTGAGGCATCGGGTGCGCGGCGTATCGGCTATGACGTGGCCGATAGCGGGCAGGACAAGTGCGCCAATGTCTACGCGCGAGGCTCCGTGGTGAGCTGGGCCGACGAGTGGAAGGCTGGCGAGGATGAGCTGCTGAAAAGCTGCTCGCGCACCTATAACGCAGCGCGGGAGCGTCAGGCATCAGTGGCTTACGACTCGATTGGCGTGGGCGCCGGCTCGGGCGCGAAGTTCAACGAGATCAACGAGCAGCGCAAGACGGAAGGCGAGACCTTCATGGTGCAGCACGCCGGCTTCAACGCAGGCGGCGCGGTGTGTGACCCGGACTCGACGTATCTGCCGGGACGCACCAACAAAGACATGTTCAGCAACATCAAGGCGCAGGCCTGGTGGATGCTGGCGGACCGGTTCCGCAACACCTACAACGCGGTACAGCGCGGCGAGAAGTTCAGCGACGACCAGCTGATCAGCATCGCCAGCGATTGCCCCCACCTGGACAAGCTCATTGATGAACTCTCGACACCTCGCCGTGACTACGACGCGAACGGGCGCGTGAAAGTGGAAAGCAAAAAGGATCTGGCTAAACGTGACGTGGCATCGCCGAATCTGGCGGATGCGTTCGTCATGTGCTTCCCGCCGAGCGCGCGCGCCATCGAAATTTGGGAGCGGCTGGCATGAAGCGGAGAACACGCGCACAGCAGCCGGCCCGAACCGCCGACAGCTTCCAGAACTTCGCCGCGCGCGTCGGCCTGGGAACAGGAAATCAGAACGATGGCGCTGGCTATGGCTTTTCTCCGATGTCGCGCAACCGCGTGCAGATGGAGTTTGTCTACCGCTCCAGCTGGATTGCCGGCCAGGCGGTGGATACCTACGCCGAGGACATGACGCGCGAAGGCATCGTTCTCAAGGGCGAGATCGATCCCGACGACATGGAGTCGCTGGAAAAGGCCGCGGGCCGTCTGCGGCTGTGGGACGCAATTTGCGATACGGTGAAGTGGGCTAGGCTGTACGGGGGCTGTGTCGGTGTGCTGATGATCGACGGCCAGAAGATGGAGACGCCGCTGCGCCTGGACACCATCGGAAAAGGTCAGTTCAAGGGCGTGCTGCCGCTGGATCGATGGGTGGTGCAGCCGACCCTTCAGGACCTGATCACCGACTTCGGCCCGGACATGGGCAAGCCAAAATACTACGACGTGATCGCCGACGCGCAGGCGTTGGTGAACATGCGCATTCACCATTCTCGCGTCATCCGCGTGGAGGGCGTGGACCTGCCGTACTGGCAGCGTATCGCCGAGAACGGATGGGGACAATCCGTGCTGGAGCGCCTGTGGGATCGCCTGGTGGCGTTCGACAGCACTACGCAGGGTGCGGCGCAGTTGGTGTTCAAGGCACACTTGAGGACGTACAAGGTCGATGGCCTACGCGAGATCATCGCTACCGGCGGAAAAGCGTTCGAGGGCCTGATCAAGCAGATCGACATGATCCGCATGTACCAGTCCAACGAGGGCATGACCCTCATGGATGGCAAGGATGAGTTTGAGGCGCACGCCTACACCTTCGCCGGCCTGAACGACGTACTGCTGCAGTTTGGCCAGCAGATCAGCGGCGCGCTCGGGATTCCGCTGGTGCGCCTGTTCGGCCAATCCCCGGCCGGGCTCTCCAGCACCGGCGAGAGCGACATCCGCAACTATTACGACAACGTCAAGCAGCAGCAGGAGCGCCGACTGCGCACGGGCGTCGGCAAGGTCTACGGCGCGCTGTATCGCAGCGAACTGGGCGAGGCGCCCCCCGAGTCGTTCGACTTCGATTTCCGCCCGCTATGGCAGCTCTCCGACACAGAGAAAGGCACGATTGCCTCACAGATCACAACCGCCATCGTAGGGGCATCGGATGCCGGGATTATCGACCGCGCCACGGCGCTCAAGGAGTTGCGCCAGTCGTCGCACATCACGGGAGTTTTCTCTAACGTGAGCGACGAAGACATCAAAGAGGCCGAGGACGAACCGCCGCCAGCGCCCGAGGAAACACCAAATGAAACCGCTAACCCTGGACCGAATGGCGCCGCCGCGAAGGCTGACGAAGCCGCAGCAGGCGGAGCGGGTGTACGCAAGGCAGCTACGGCGCCTGGCTGAGCACGTCGGGCACATCATCGGCGGCTTTCCGCCGGGCGACCCGGCCACGGTGCCGACGATCACGCAGATGCTGTCGGCCTATGCCGATGCCCTGATGCCCTGGGCCACGGCGACCGCCAAGAAGATGGTCGAGGATGTGAACCAGCGCGACCTGGCTGGCTGGAAAACGGTCAGCGCCGATCTATCCAAGGGCCTGCAGCGCGAGGTGCAGGGCGCCGATGTCGGTGAGACCATGCGCCGCCTGATGGCTGAGCAGGTGACGCTGATTCAAAGCATCCCGATCGAGGCGGCGCGGCGGGTGCATGACCTGACGATCAAGGGATTGGAAGACAGCACCCGCGGCAAAGAAATACAGCGCGAGATCATGCGCAGCGGCGAAGTCACCAAGAGCCGCGCGGTATTGATTGCGCGTACCGAGGTGTCGCGCACCGCGTCGAATCTCACGCAGGCTCGAGCGCAGGCTATTGGCAGCACGCATTACATCTGGCGCACCTCTGGAGACAGCACGGTGCGGCCAGACCACAAGATTTTGAACGGCAAGATTTTCGCGTGGAATGATCCGCCGGTGGCCGATGAGCACAGCGGGGCGCGCGCCAATCCGGGCGGCATTTACAACTGTCGGTGTTTTGCCGAGCCCATTATTGAAGAATAACCATGAAGCACCAAACCAAAGACCGCGGACGCTTCTACACGACGAGCGACCTGGGTGCGAAGCGCAGCACCACGCCCGAGGGTTTCCTGGTGTGCCAGGACGTGCCAATAGCTCGCATCGGCGAGCAGCGCTACACCGATGAAGAGCTGCCACTGGACGCGGTTAACGGCGAGATTCGCATTGATCGCCTGCCCGAGGAAGTGTTCCGCGCCGAGACCATTGCCAGCTTCGAGGGTAAGGATGTCACGGTAGAGCACCCAAATGATTTTGTCAGCCCCGAGAACTGGCACCAAATATCCGTCGGGTCCGTTCAAAACGTGCGCCGCGGAGAGGGGATACAAGACGACCTATTGATTGCCGACCTGGTGATCAAAGACAAGGCCGCCATCGATTATGTCAACAAAGAATTGCCCGAAGTGAGCGCCGGCTACGAGGCCTCATACGAGCAGACAGAACCCGGACGCGGGGTACAGCGTGACATCGTGGGGAACCACGTTGCCTTAGTTGAGCGTGGCCGCGCCGGCCCGCGTTGTTCAATCCAAGATGAGGAA